GTCGGGGGGCTGTATAGTGGAAAATCCGCTCAATGTGACCACCCCAATCCGGTCTAAGTTGACCACCCCGATCCGGAGCAAACTGACCACCTAAATCCGGTTCAAATTGACCACCCTTTAATCTGCTTTTAAAAGAGGTTGTTTTAATGGCCATAAATGTTTGATGTTGGGAACTAAACCCACTCTTGCATGGCTAATAAAACGATTCTTATGAGCAAAATAAGGCAGATTCTTCGATCTTTTACTCAAGGTAAGAGTAAAGTTCAAATTAGCGAACAGACAGGAGCTTCCCGCAACACTGTCAAAAAATACATTCGTAAGTTCCTGGCAGAAAAAATGACTTTCGACTCCCTCGATAGACTGCCAGATGGTGAGTTAGAGGTAATATTTGGTTCAGCAGAGCCGCCTGATAAAGGGGAGCGTTACGAAGAACTGCATCGGATGCTTCCCGATCTGGAGAAGCGTTTTAAACAAAAGGGAGTTACCATAGATATTCTCTGGAAGAACTATCGTCAAAAATGCCCGGATGGATATGGACATACTCAGTTCCATACTTACTTCACTCTTTTTATAGGCAGGGCTAAAGCTGTTATGCATATGGAGCATAAAGCTGGCGACAAAATGTATATAGACTTTGCCGGAGAGAAGTTAAGTATTACAGATAAAGAAACCGGTGAGGTACAGTCCGTTGAAGTGTTTATTGCTATTCTTGGATGTAGCCAGCTTACTTATGTAGAAGCAGTTGCTACGCAACGCAGGCAGGATTTTATCGGTGCTTGTGAAAATGCTATGCAATATTTTGGTGGTGTACCAGCAGCCATTGTACCAGATAATCTTAAATCGGCAGTTACTAAAAGCAGTAAATATGAGCCGACCATCAATGAGGCTTTTGCCGACTTTGCTGAGCATTACGGAACTGTTGTTCTTCCTGCAAGGGTTTATCGTCCAAGAGATAAATCGCTGGTAGAAGGGATGGTCAAAATTGTTTACAGCCGTATATATACCCAACTAAGTTCGCACACTTATTTTACCCTGGCATCTCTTAATGAAGCTATCAGACAGGCATTAGAACTACTAAACAATGCCCCCTTCAAAGGCCGTAATTACAGTCGTCGCCAACAGTTTGAAGAAGTAGAGAAAGATACACTGCAACCTTTGCCTGTATACAAGTATGAGTTTAAACAACAACATATTGTAACTGTAATGAAGAACGGCCATGTTTGTTTGGCCGTGGATAAACATTATTACAGTGTTCCATACCGCTTTATTGGCAAGAAAGTAAAAGTCCAGTTTACGGCAACGCAGGTAGAGGTATATTATAAATATGATCAGATAGCAACTCACCAGCGTCAGGGCCGTAAATATCATTATACAACTAATGATGAACACCTTGCTTCATCTCACCGGTATTTAAGTGAGTGGACACCCGAAAAATTTATTGAACAGGCAAAAGCTATTGATGAAGAAGTAGCAGCATACATACTGTTGGTTATAGAGAATAAGCAACATCCGGAGCAAGCTTATAAATCCTGTACAGGTATACTAAGCCTATCTCGTAAGGTGGGTAATCAAAGACTGATACTGGCTTGCCGTAGAGCAAACAGCTATGGTGTATATAATTACCCAATCATTGTACAGATACTTGAGAAGAAACTGGACGTACTAACAGAGGAAGAACAACAGGATGCACAGCTGATGCCACAGCATCAAAATATAAGAGGCAGCGATTATTATCAATAATATTTATTCTTTTAATTACTCACCTATAAATCAACCACATGAACACAGACACCCTTGACAGAATGAAACAGATGCGCTTGCTGGGAATGCATCGGGCATTTAAAACCAGCTTGGAATCAGCTAAAAATGAGCAAATAACCGCCGACGAGATGACAGCCCTGCTAATAGACAGCGAATGGGATGAACGTCACAATCGAGCCATTGAAAGAACGACCAAAAATGCCCGCTTCCGTTATAAATCAACTATTGAACAGATAGATTATGATGGTGGAAGGGGGTTGGATAAAAACCAAATACATCGGCTTGCTGATGGTAAATACATCACACAAAGTGAAAACCTACTGATTACAGGGCCAACCGGAACGGGTAAAAGCTTTTTAGCATCTGCACTTGGACAGCAGGCCTGTCAGCAAGGGTTCAAGGTATTGTATGCTAATGCCTCCCGATTATTTACACAGCTCAAAATGGCAAAAGCAGATGGGTCTGCTATCCGCGATCTTGCTAGAATAGAAAGACAGGATCTGTTAATACTGGATGACTTTGGTATACAGCCCTTTGATCAAAACAGCAGAGCATCCTTACTTGAAATCATTGAAGACCGACATGGCAAACGCTCAACCATAATCACTTCCCAACTACCCGTTAAACAGTGGTATGAAGTAATCGGAGAAACAACTGTTGCTGATGCCATCCTTGATAGAATACTCAATAATGCACAGCGTATGGAACTAAAAGGAGAATCACTCAGACGGAAATGGAGTAAAAAAACAGAAACCAACAACGAATAAATAACTACTTTTAACAAGAATGAACAACCGCTTTAAAGAAGATATTGGATGTTAACTTAGGGTGGTCATCTTGCACCGGATTTGCCTGGTCAACATCACCGGATTTTCCAAATTGACTGAATATCTCTACCGATCTCTCAAAACACAGGATAAGCAAATCATTAATGTTCCGGTACCTACGCCTCATATACCTAAATGGGTATGGTGGTTGATTGTATTCAATGTTGTGTATTTCGGGTTGAAGATAACCTCGGCTTTTTATATGCCATCTAATGGTTTATTAAAGGTTGTTTTTGGCCTCTTTAAATAGCGTTTATGGAAATTTTGATTGAAAGAAAATATTACCCTGATGGAACCAATGGCGATCTGTTTGTCAATGGTGTTCAGAAGTGCCACTCTATTGAATTGCCCTGGAATAACAATGAATCTTCAGTGAGTTGTATCCCCGAAGGTCGTTATAGCCTTGAAAAGCATATCAGTGATCACCTAGGTAATTGTCTTGAGGTACAGAATGTACCCAACCGGGAAGCTATCCTGATCCACCCGGCCAATAATGCCATAAAAGAGTTGAGGGGCTGTATTGCACCGGTAACTACCCTTGATGGCCCAGGACTGGGAAGCAAGAGCAAAATACAGGTGGATGATATTGTTTCCGAAGCCTATGCAGCACTTGCCAATCATGAAGATGTTTTTTTAACCATTCGCAAAGCCTAAAAAATTTTTATGGAAAATATATTACACCCTTACATCAGACATTATTTTCAACAGCATCCACAACTCAAAAAGTGCTATCAAACATTTGATGGGTTGATCCACCCTTCTCAGGAAGCTGCGGAAAGTTGGGTTGCCAAATACGTGAATAAGAAAATTGAGGTTCATATCAACCCGATTTATGATGGTGAAGTTGAAGATGTTGATGCAGAAGAAGGTGAAGCCAAAGAAGCTGATGCAACAGAAGGCGAAGCCAAAGAAGCTGATGCAACAGAAGGGGAGGCAACAACTGCTGATCCTAAAGATGACAGCACCCAAAAATCAAAAAAAGCAGGTTCTTCTAAGAAGGATAGTTAATTGATCATAGCAAGGTAGAGCAGCGGTAGCTCGTTGGGCTCATAACCCAAAGGTCGGAGGTTCAATTCCTTCCCTTGCAACAAACTTTATAATTATGAGTTTTCCTAAAGTAAGTGTCGGTTTTGGTACAGGTAACCTGTTACTGGATATTCCTGTAATTGATGCTATTACAGGCATTATTGGTATTGCAGCTACCGCTCCGATGCAAGGAACTGTGTTTATCGTTAATAACTTAACGGATGCCGAGAACCAGGGTTTTACCGTTGCCAATGAACCAGTATTCCACAGACATATCTCTGAGTTTTATGCTGAAATCGGTGGCAACCAGCAATTGTATTTACTCGGTATGCCAGCAGCTACTACGATGGCTGCGATGTTGGACTATACCAATGCAAATGCAGCCCCTTTACTTTTAAAAGCTTCCAATTTTACCATTCGTAATCTGGGTGTATTTAAAATACTTCCAAATGGTTATAATGGTGGTGCAAACTATATCGATTCGGATGTTACCGCCGCTGTAACAGCAGCAGGTACACTTGTAGCCAATCAAAATGCAAATAACAACTTCCTTCGTGTGATCATTGAAGGCCGGGTATTGCTGGCTAATGAAGCAAGTAATGTAATCTTATCACCTTCTACACTTACCAACGGCGCAGCGGGTATTGTTTTGGGTGGCTCGGTTAATGATGGATCAGCTTCCATAGGCACAGCACTAGGAAGAAAAGCCAAATACGGTGCCCATATTAAAGTCGGTAAAGTACTCAATGGCCCTCTTGCTTTAACCAACGCATATATCGGTTCGAAAAATATCCTTGCAATGGCCAATCTGGAAGCATTGCATGATAAAGGATATATCAGTTTCATGGTACATCCTCAAAAAGCGGGTATCTACTTTGGTATTGATCACATGGCCAGTATAGATGATCAGCGTCTATGGGCATACGGTTGTGTCCTGGACAAAGCTGCGGTAATAGCTGCTGCCACCTTCACGGAACAAATTGAAAACGATGTGGATGTTGACGATAATGGCAACATCACTGATATTGATCTGTTACACTTACAGGATACAATCTCACAACAGATCAATTTAGCCATGTCAGAGCAAATGAGTGGTGATCCGGTAGTGACTTTCACTAAATCAAATATTCTTAATACCAGCCAGTTAAGTCTGAAGTTAGGCATACAACCAAAAGGATATACTAGCTATATCAGTATCACTATTGGATTGAATGCTTAATACTAATAACCAATAACCTTAAAAGAACTATATGGGA